TTGTATTGCTTTCTTTGCACTATCTAGTGATGTATACTTTCCACTTAAATCTCCTGGAACCTTGCCTTTTTCTACATGGACCTCAAAGAATATAAAGCCATCTGGTGATTTTCTTACATGAATAGGAGTAGTTAGTTTTTCTGGACATGTAGCCTTTAATGTTTTACTATCATAATTTATATCGAAGTTAACGTCTACCATAGTACGGCCTTTTGTTTTCTTTTTTTACTCTGTACATATCACTTTGCATGTAAGACTTTTGCCTACGTGCAGCTTGCTCTATCTTCTGATCTACACCACTCTTAAATAATGAGAAGCATGTAGACTTGGCTTCAGCAATCAGATACGGAAACAATACTGCGTCTATGTCTGGTGTAAAGTTATCACTTATTGTAAATGTAGGAATCTTGTGTCCTAGTGCCTGTGTCTTAGACTCTGCTAATACGTTGTCTACTGCACTATCATAAGAATCCATTATAATATGTAGATCATCAAAGGATGTATAGAAGTTTGGCATCTTGTCGTTACGAATTAAAATAGGTGTGCTTCCATTTACATCGTTGACAGTTATTATATCGTCACCTTCGTTATTTAATGTTAAGAAGGTTAAAGGTTCTATGTAATCTATTTCTCTGAACTCAGTACCTGAAGTTGCTTTTACATTGTATCTAATAACGTCAAGTCTTTTTGCGCTGTCAGGTACTTGAAAGTGTGTTGGCTTTGTAGAATCTGATAGACTTACAAGCCTCATTAATTCTTGGTGTTCTGGTATCATCCTTGTAGATACCATGTTAAGATAAACATCACGTACTACAGATGCAATTTGTTCTGCTTCTATAGAATCACTGATGCTGTTTACATCTTCGGAATCCATGTCCGATAAGATGTTCTGTACTATTTGTAGGAGTGTTCTTTTCATTATGTGTTCTCCACTACTACTGCTACAATACAGTCAGTATGTGAAGAAGCTCCACCGTTACACTGGATAAGAACATAATCATTTGCTGTAACTGTGTTGTTAGAAGATGGGTTTAAAAAGTCAACGTCACCTGCAGCCGAACCTGATTGAGTTACTGTTATTGTACCCATAGTTGCTGCAGAGGAGTTTTTAACTGTAAAGACAACATCGCTCCCTGATATAGCACCTTCTATTACAGATGTTATTCTACTTACTGTACCTGCAAACGGTATTGGAACATATAAGTTTTCAGAAGTAGATATATCTGCAAAGTGTACAACTAAAACAGAGCGTCTATGATCTTCCCAAGTTCCTGATCCTGATCCGTTTGCTACATAAACATCCCCTAAACTAGCTGCAGCTGCACCCTTTGGCTCGTGAAGATAGGGGTCTGAGAGTGCTGAATGGTTTACGTTTGCCATATTATAAATTCCTCAAGAGCATAAAAGAAGGTAGCCCCCGAAGGAGCTACCTATTAGTATTAAGTTTCGATGTAAGTAATAACCAACTTAGCAGCACCTGCAGTAAATGCAGCTGTTCCGTAGTTTGGTTTAATGTATGCATCTGCAGCACCTGTCATTACCGCACCACCTACTAAAGCACCGTCACAAGCGACTGCCTTAGTTGTAGCGTTAATGGCTGAAAGTGCAATGGTTGCATCGATACCATCAGCATCAATAGCAGAACCTGCAGAGTTATACGCACCGATTCCCAAGGTTGCTGAACCACCTGAAGTAAACGCAGTAGTCACCATTAAGTGAGCACCTGTGATGTAAGAGTTAGCAGGAATGAATGGATCATTCGCTACTGGTGTTGCAGCTGAAGACCCTAGAGCCGTAGCATCTGCAATATCAATTACAATTGTTTTTACTTCTGAACTGGCGGTATTACCTGCATCAACTGCAGCACCTTGGTCAAGACCTGTGATGACACGTAGGCCATCTGTGTTATTGTAAGACATGTATCTTTCTCCCTATCTTAATTAGACGTTAGTTTTCGATACAACGCGAACCATGTTCTCTGGACGGTACAACTTGACACCGTAACGAGCAGTAGTTACAAACTCATCACGTTGGAAGTCTTTGTTGTAGTCGTAATCCACCTCTGGCATTTGCCGCCATGCACCCACTAATGGGGCAGCACTTTGGTCTGCAGAGAAGAACAAGTTAGCCTTACCATTAACAGATGAGAAGTCCACATTAGCATCTGCAGATGTAGGCAACGCACTGTCAGTAACGTCAGCTAGATAGTTCGAGCAGTACACGTCAAAACCGTACACGTTTGCAACAAATTGCATACCTGTCGCAATACCATCACGTACAATACCTTCGAAACGTGGGTTGTTTGACACGTTTGTTAGGTTTGCTAGAGTATTCAATGTGTACTCTACTGATGGATCAACGATAGCAACTAGGTTACGATCAGGTACATTTGCTTTCTTCAGAGCGTGTCGAGCACGAGCGAAGTCCTCAAGTGTAATAACCGCACCAGTTCCTCCTGCAGCGTATCTGTGCTCTACACCATCGATTGTCTCGTTGGAGTTTGCTGATACACCTGCTTCGGGAGCAGCCATAGTCGTTGTTTCGAAGTGTGCCATTACAGCACGTTCTTGTTCAGGAACAAAACGAGAAACCATTTCGTTCATATAGAACATGTCTTGTTTAGCTTTCTTAGTGATATAAGTAGCTGATGATAGATACTTGTCAACACTAAATGTGAATTGACCTGTATCCATTGGACGATACTGAACCGCTGTATCTTCAGCGTAGTTGTCCACTTGCGCTTGACCAATTGATGGTATCTTGAACGTATCGCCATCAGGAAAACCTTCTAGCATACGGACATACTTCTGTGCCATCATCTCGTCACGCAGAATCTCTTTTAGCTCACCAGACCATACCTCTGAGCGAGTTAAGAGAGACACGTTACCAGTTGTCATAGACATACTGAATCTCCTTTATTAAAGTTATGTTGATTAAACACCGAACCTATCACCTAGACGTTGACGATCTTCCATCATCTGTTGTTGTATCTTTGGTGTGTAGTATAGGCCACGGTTCTCACGTCGAAGAGTTTGATAATAATTAAAGTCACGCTCTCCTCCAGATTTAACTCCAACAGCCTCTGTGCGAACAGACCCCTGAGTAATGGGTTTAAATGTCTGTTGTTTCTCGCCAATCAAAGCAAAGAACGCTGAAGGTGATTCGGCTGCTAGTTCTTGCATACGTTCTACACTGATACCAAGTTCTTGTGACTTGTTAACCAGAATAGTACGGGCTTCCGTACCGTATGTTTCCTGCAGCTTTGCATCAACATTCGCAATATTCTGTTGGACAGTAGCTTGCGTTTCACGTTCTGTTAGAGTTTTTTCAACAAGGCTTTTTAGATCATCCTCACTCACTGCAAGGTTGGTGTTACCTTCAGTATTAGTGCCACCATTATTATTGTTATTGGACTCTAGAGGTTTTTCGTTGGTGGGAGCCGAAGCCTTCTTTCCCTCTAGTTGTTGCAACAACTGGGCTGCATAGTCTTGCTTACTGAGGTCTTCTCGCATTTGTGTGAGTTGAGTCTCAAGGTTCTTGATATGCTCATCAGCTTCAAGTTTACCTTTAGCAAGAACTTCAGGGTCTTTCCAGTTATCACCCCTTGTCTCTACGAGCTTTTGCAAATAAGAATCACTAGGTTGTTCTTCTTGTTGTGTCTGCTCTGGTGTAGTCTGAGCTTCCTGTGGTTGGGTTTCTTCAGACTTTGCTTCATCAAATATTGACATTATTGTAATTGATCCTTACGGTTGAGGTCTATTAGTTTTAGAATGTCGTATAGAGCAGCGTTGTACTCATTAACGGCAATCTGTTTTTCAGCCCATCCTGGACTGTAGTCACGTACAGAATCTTTCTTATATAGAGTCTGTTCGATAACTTCCTGTAACTCATCGAATGCATTCTTGTAGTACATTACTTCTTCGATGCGTTTATTCTTGTCCTCACCCTTTAGACCTTTAGTCCAAGCTGAGTGCATTTATTTCATTACCTTCTTTTTCTTAGGCATTGGTTTTTTAGTCATTGGCTTCTTAGGAGCCTTCTTCTTATATGGTTGACCTTTTCCTGGCATATTAAATCCCCATTTCTTGTGCTTCCATTAGTCTTTCTTCATTTGCAGCTTGTAGGTCTTGAACTTTAGATTGTGTTTCCATCTGCTCATTTATTGCAACATTATCTGCAAACAGGGTAGGTTCTCCAAGTTCGTAGGCAATGATACGAGCAAGTTCTTTACCTGACAAGTGCGGTGCAACAGTTGGGTCTTGTGCTTTTACTGCAGCCATTTGAATTAGGTTTTGCAATCTTCGAGCACGTTCAGCAAAGTGCCTTGCCCCTACTGGTACAATCTTACCACTAGATGTAATGTCTTCACGGCTTATGTCCATAAACTTAGTAAAGCCTTGTTCTTCATCTAGTATACGAATAGTGTCAGACCTATTCATATAACGTCTAGCCATCTCAAGCATAGTATTCAATATAGGTTCTATAAAGGTACGCTCGAAGTGTGCAGCCTTGTGTTCAAAGATACGTGACGCTGAGTTCTGTAAGGTCTGTACTTCGAAAGCAGTCTTCTCTCCTGGAGTACGGATACCCATAGCTTGTCTAGGAGCACCTGCCATCTCTTCCATCTTGTTTTCTAAGACTTGAATCTGTAGATCAGCGTTTAGTGCAGTAGAATCAGGAGCCATGTATCCTACATCACCCTCTTCACCCATGTAGATTCTAGCTCCAGGCTCGAAGTCGAAGTCCTCTACATCACCTTTTATTTTTAGTATTGGGTAAGCAATCTGATCAAAGACATCTGCCTTGAGGTTCTCTAGGTGATCAATCCTGTACTGCATTCCTACAAGATTATCTAGTGGACCCATTGCGTATAAGTTATCTGGACGGTTACGCCACCCACTATGGAAGATAGGAGCCTTACCCATCCATGATGGATTCTCTTGATTGTCTAAAACATGAGCACGATCTACGATAGTAATCACACGGTCTGACATTAACTCACCAGACTCTTGATCGTAGATGTCACCGTAGAATGTCATAATCTCTACGTAGTCTGATTCGTAGTATTGCTCTATGCTTGTAAAACCATCAGCAATAAAACCTTCAGCTTTCTCGAAGTGACCATCTGTTCCTCTTACGTTCTTACGAGCAGACATCATCTTCTCGAAGACACCGTTAAGGTAATCATTGTTTGGGTCTGAGTCTATCATTCGTTTAATCTCACCCAAAGACTTAATACTTTTAATTATCTTTGGTGAATCTTCAAATGAAGCAGCTGTAGGATTAAAACAAATATCATAAGGAGATATTCTTTTTAACTTTGGTCCTACATAAGAAGGTATAAACTCTCCAGACTCTTTGGTTGTAAAACCTTCTTGCCACTCTACCATTCCAAAACAGTTACCATACAGAATCCAATCCTGTATAATATCAGAGACTGTTGTAACAAAGTTAGATTGACTTACCTTGTTATCCATGTAAGCCTGTATAACTTCACGTTTTTCTTTACGTGCTGAGTCACGAGTATCTGCTTCCCACTTCATCCACTTCTGTTGTGGAAACATAGTAGCAAAGTAATTAGCGTGAAGGTTATCTGCAATCTGTGTTATCTTCGGTGTAGTCGTTGTGTTAGACCAAGGAAGGATTGCGTTAGCTGTTGTGGTTGTGTCAGTAGCGTAAAGGTAGTTACGTAACTCTTTAGTACCCTCAACCCAATGATGTCTTAACTGATGCCATAGTCTCCACTTATCTGCGATCTCTACGGCAAGGTTATCTGGATCGATAAGGTTTTCAATATCAATAGTTTTCATTACCTACTCCCTGCTCTGAAACGGCTATTCGCCCAGACTATATTACTATCTCGTTTCCTGTTAAGGTTACGTGTTGGACGTACAGCCATATCAACTGCAGATGCTAGAGCGTCAATTACGTCATCGTGTGGTGGGTTACGAGTAGACAATTCGTCTTCCAAGTGTTGTGTGTTACCACCACGATAATGCCACATTTGAAGATTATCGTATCTAGGTTCTAGAACCGAAGCAATACGCTCTTGTTTATTACCTTGTTGTTTGTTAGGTCTGAACTCGTCAATACTTAAAGCTAGACCGTGTTGTTTAATTAATTCTTTTAGTTGTTTAACGATTGCCATCTGAGCTACAGTAACTTCTGCTCTTAGCTTTCTGAATGACCACTTGTTGTGTAACTCAAAGATGTGATCGAAGTACTCAGCTATACGATCAGTCTTGAACCTGTCAATGTCTAAGACGTATACGTTGTTGTCTGAGTCAACACCTATAAGAACAAGTGCCGTGTAGTCAGCCTTTGATCTTAAACTAAACGCGAAGTCAATAGCCCCGAAGAGATTTAGTTTACTATCTTTGTAATGCCAGTGACCATTATCTAAGTGTAAGTGTTTCCTGTCGAAGTACTGTATCTTATCTCTAGTTACTGGTACGTTATCAGGATCACTTGGATCATTGTAGTACTGTGCTTTAAACTGTCCTTTGTCTAAGTACTTACCACGTTTCTTAGCAAGAGCAGCAATATCGAATCCAAACCACTTACCGTCTTTACGTTGTTGTTTAGGCCACAAGAATTGTCCAGTACCGTCACCTTGATCTTCTACAGGTTTCTCTAAGATTTCGTATATATTATCTTCACCTATCTGTTCTCCTTGATCGTCATAGAGAACTTCTTTCATCTCCATCAAGTCGTTGTATAAGTCTTTACTGTGGTATCTCGTACCTACAACCCACTCCCTAGCATCAACACCTTCGATAGAGGATAGCAGTGAGTACTGACTTGCAACCTTTGATCTACCTTCAGATGTCAAAGCATTCTCAGCAACTACAACATCATCTAGTACAGCTATGTCACAGTGTAGACCTGTTAGTGATGTAGTGAGTCCACCTGTGAATATACTTGGATCACGAACATTTTCTTTCTTACGTAGTGGGTGATCTAAACTAATCTCTGAGTTAGTCCACCTTGTACGTTTACCTTCTTCTTGGTGTATATGATTAGGCCAATAACGTCTGTAGACTTCTGAGGTAAGGATACCTTTAATGAAACTAAGTTGTTTCTCTGCGAGGTTAGCTGTAGCTGATATATACAACACACGTAGAGTTGGGTCTTTAGTTAGTTCCCACGCTACCCTGTAAGCTATGAGTCTTGACTTACCGTGATCTCGTGGAAACAAAAGTAACTGATAGTTTCTAGCGTCTTCTCTTGTCCACCACTCTATGACTTCTTTGTGACAGTCACCTAGTAATTGTTGAGGAGCTACTAGCTGTATGAAGAACTCTAGATCATTCTCAGCTGCTTGTCTGATCTGGTCTAGTGCTTGTTTAGCCATGTTAGTTCCTTATGGTGCTACAGGCCAATCATCATCTGATAAGTTAGGCCATTCATCTAGATCAGAAATACCACGTAGCTCTTGTCTGTAAGTAGCCCATGCAGTCTTTACTTCGTTACTTAGTGGGCTGTCGTTTATCTGAGTCCAATCACTATCAACTAGAAGTTTATTACGTGTAGTCCTGTGACCTTCTGCAGTCTTAGCATCTAGTGTAGCTTGGTATGCAGCTTCGTGTTGAGACTTAGTCGTAGTCGTTACATTACCGTCATCGTCTTCTTCGGTAGTATCAGCAAACATATCCCTTGCTACGTACTTCTCAACCCAATTGTCGTTGCTGTCTTGCTCAACACCATCACGTACACTTGTTTGATATGCACTTGTTGTAGCTGCAGGGGATGCTAGTACAGCGTCTAAGTTAAGTGAGTCTAGCGTTGCTGCTTTCCAGACACGAGGCAGAGACATATTTTTAAAGTCTGCTCTCCATTGACCTTGCGTTTTAACTTCGCCTGTTGTTCTTTCACGATATTCTGACATTAGTTGATACTCCTTTCGTCAGTTGATTATGGATCACGCAATGGCATAGAAGATAAACGTAGCTCCGTTGGTAGTAAAATAGTCATTAGGTAATGCAAATCCACTTGAGTCTGGGTCTATATAGTCTGCACTACCAGTTTCGGCTGAGTCATTGTTCAACCTAATATATGGTTCTGTTCCGCTAACTATTCCTCTGGCTGAATCCCAAACGTACCAATTGTCTGTCGTATCTGTTCTTTTAATTAAAACAAACCTAGCTCCACTGCTAAATCCACAGTCTATAGTCATTGTACTGCCATTCCCAGTATAGCTTCCCACCTTGGAAACACCTGCTGCTGTAGCGAAAAGGTAGGCTATGAATGTTTGTCCACTGCCGTTTACATCACTAGCTGTTCCTAAAGAAAATACAGACGCTGTTGGTGCTGTTGAGTTCCATAACACACTACCATTTGTTTCGGCTGCTACAGTTGTATTTAACTCCATTGATTTAGTGCCGCCAAGACTAGAATGAAATGTTTTCCAGTTATTAGTAACGTTTCTACGCCTCACCCACATCATCTCAGGTGCAACACCAAGGTTATGGCTTACAGTTGTTGCGCTTCCTGTGCCTGTGTAAGTAACAACATCAAAGAAGTTGGGGGCGCGGCGGAAGGCGTAGTCAACACTGTCAATATTGCCTTGGAAAGATGTTCTAGTTACGCCTGTGTTGCTATCAAAGTTCATTACGGAAGATCGGTCTTCTTCAACGGCAGTAGAGTTAAATCTAAGATCGCCAACTGTAAGTCTTGGTATAGATATACTGTCTCCGCCGTTCTTGTTTTTGAAGAAGTAGAAATCAACAGGGAAGTTAGAATTTAAAGTATATCCGCCAAAATCTGTGGTTGAGCTATCGTCCAAAGCAAAAACCTTGGTCGCATCATCTGGTGCAGCTAGTGGGCCACGTCTTATTGCCATGTAGATTATGTCCCTAGTATTACCTGTATTTTTCCAAGTAAAACCATCGGGGTGAATTAGCCATCTGTCACCAACATTTGACTCTGCGCTTGAAGTATTAGCACTCAAAGCAAAATCATCATTACCTGAAGTCCAACCACGCATAACATCATACATGCCCCAACCACCAGTAGCATTTGATGCTTTAATCATTATCCATTGAGGCTCAAATCCAAGAGTGACCTTTACATCAGAACCGCTGACCTCTGTGAACGAACCACACTTGATAACATCAGCATCAGCATCAGGGCCGAACTCACCGTCACCATCGTTGTGTGCGAATAGGTAGGCTACGTATGTGCCGCCAGAAGCGTTTGTGTCTGTATCTGAACCTACATAAAAGACAGTATCTGTTGGCGTTGTGCTGTTCCAATGACTACCAGACAATGCTGGATTTGTTTGGTGTAAAAGAAGTCGTGACGCATTACCAACACCTCTATGATAAACAGCCCAATCTTTAATTGCATCGGTTCTCTTAACAAAGATACTACCAACAGTAGTACCTAAGTTATGGCTAATTGTTTGTGAGGTGCCATTCCCCGTATACGTCACGATATCAAAGAACTGAGGGGCTTTGCGAAATGTCCAAGAGGCGTATTTATTTGCAGTATTAGTAGAATTATAGTTGCTGTTAGTTCCTAACGTATACCCTGTAGATGTAACACTTGCCACGCCACCTGTATCTGTATCTTCTCCGTCAGAATCTGATGACGTAAGGGCTTTATTTAGTCCAGATCGTTCTGTGTCTACCCACTTCCAATCTGTTGCATTAATCCTATTCTTAGTAACAATTAACCCCCCTTCTCCATCAAGGTCTATACCATTGTTGATTGTTTGAGGATTGCTTTCATAAGAATACAAATAAGTGCTGAACACATCTGGTATATCAAGTCCTGCACCTCCTGCACTACCTGCGGCTGCTTGGAGTAATTTCTTTTTACTTGCCATGTTGGTTTATCCTAACGCTTGACCTGCCGTAAATCCGTACCAGTTCGTGCCACCGTCCCTTGTGTAGAACACAAAGACATCTTTAGCGTTTGCTGTAGCTGTGAGAGTAGGTGCTGTAGCTGAAGGCCAATCTACAGATGTAGGCCAAGTAATTGCGTATCCTGAAGCACCTGAGTCTTGTATAATTTCAATAGACATACTGTAAGCAGTACCCGATGCAGGTGGGTTACTAAAAGAAAATGTAGTAGCCTCTGTGAGTGTGTGACTAAAAGCATTACCTGTTTCACAGTTTACAGCCGTAGCAGCACTACTCGAAGTAACAGCTGCGTATGTTTCATTGTAAGACTTAGCTTTGAGTTCTTCTGAGAGGTTTACGTCACCGTTAGCATCAGCTGTAACTGTCTTACTTGCTTGTGATGTACCTAGTGTTGTAATGTCATTGTAGTTTAACTCTGCAGCTGAAGCAGTTACACTCAAGTCTCCTAGTGTAACGTTACCTCTAATAAATGTAGATAGCTGAGTACCAGTTACTTTCTTAGTTGTACCACTCTCGTTTACTTCATACTCTTGAGCACCAGAAGCAGAACTAGCAGCGGTCATTTGAGATATTTTAATATTAGCCATTGTTAATAAGCCCTCTTCCAGTTGTATGCGTCTATCTTGCTATAGATAGCTAAAGGATCGTCCCATGATCCATCTTGTTTAACTTTAGGTGTGAACTCTGTCCACTGCCCATTCCATTTAAAGTATGCTGTCGAACTAAATTCTATGTAGGTATATGTTGCTGTAATATCGCCTGTAGCTGCGTTTAAAGGTATAGCTTCTGAAACTATTCTTACGTCACTTGCTTCAGTTATTCTAGTATCACCTGCTTCAGTAATGCGTGTGTATTCGTTAAAAGGAGCAGCTGTAAATAGACCACCGTGTACAAATGTATAACCATCATTAGCGAATGTACCTGCACCTGATAGAGATGTTGCTGCGTTTCTAATTACATCAGCATCAGGTGATATAGAACCACTTGCACTGTATGAGCTATCTGCTACAAAAGAACCTGTAGCTTGTGGACTAATTGAACCTGTACCAGTAAGGTCAGCAAAAGCTACATCTCTTACGACACCTGCAGTTATGCTACCGCCACCACCAGATAGACTTACAGCTGCAGGTTGATTCAAGGTAGCTACTGTACTGAAGACTACAGCATCGAAGTCTTGAGATACTCTTGAGTTACCTGCCTCATCTGTTCTATCGTTAGAGGCTTCGTCTATTCTGTAGAAACCTGCACTCGTACTTAAACTAACAGAAGCAAACTTTAGCTCTTCTGTGATCCGTGTGTCATCAGCTTCAGAAAGCCTACTGTCACCAGATTCTGATATTCTGAAGCCACCTGCCATTCGCTTTATGCCATTGTTAGATCAATGTTACCTACAGCAAATGTTAGTGTGTCACCATCAGCAACAGCTTTAGATGCAGTCAATGCACCATGCCACAATAAGTTACCACTAGAGCTTGCATCGAATATACCCATGTGTGTCACTGTACCGTAGTCTCCACCCGAAGCAGTATAGCTTACTTCACCTGAGTTACTTGTTGTACCACCTGGAGATGATGCAGCACTGAATGCAACTGATTGTCGTGCGTAACCACCTGCAGATACTTCTGTACCCCCACCTGCGTCATTAGGTGCAGCAGTAAACAAAGCTACATACCAGTTAGTAGGTCGAGTAGCCGTACCTGTTGTCATTAGAAAGTCAAGTAGTAACTTCTCTGCGTAATCTGAAAGAGCAGCCATTGTTGTATCCTTTTATTTTAACTTGAGACTTTAAACCAAATGTCACCGTTGTTACCGCCTGTAGGAGAAGCAGTACTAACAGTGACGTTATCTAGAACATTAAGAACATTCACACCATCTACATATATAGCTTTTACATTTAGAAGATCATTATTATTTAAGTCTAAGTCAGCATTCATAGCATTAGGTAAACTACCATCCAGAGATAGTGTATTATCTAAAGCAGTATTGATATTAGTAAAGTTCTCATTTAACTGAGTCTGCGAGGCATACCCTGAAGTAATTGTGTTTACTGTAGCTGTCTTAACCATTCGCTTACCTTTATATGCTAGTTCATTAGACCTTGATCTTTTAATCTTTTAAGATCATTGTTCACACCTGCTCTCTCGAAAGCTTCTTCAGATGTAGATTTATCTTTAGCGTTCTTTTCTTTTCGGGCTGCTCTTCCGTCTTCTCTAGACTTCCACTCCTCGTTAATAAGGAACTTAGCTGCAGTAAAGCTACTACGTCCACCCTCTTGTATTTCTTTTACTACAGACTCAAAGGCTAATGATTTGCGTTTAACCTCTGCCTCTCTACGCCATTTATCGATAGGCTTCCTGAGAGGTACTGTTGTTTGCATCTTCTCCCATACTTCCCAACTCCCAAACACTGAGTTAGCGAACTGGTATTCTGTAGGGTCCATTGTCGCAAAGGCTATGTATAACTTACCTAGACACGTAGCAGGTCTACCGTTAGGCATCACTATGTCTTCTTCTTTGAGAGTAAACAAAGCGAACTCTGGGTCATCATAAGATAACTCATAGAATAAACTCTTGGTTCTTATTATTCCGTTATCTGTTTTTAGTTGTGATAGGCTATACATAGACATGGTTATCTCTCCGCTTACACTTCCCCTATACTTATATGTTAACATGGTTTATGGGTGCTTGTCAAGTAAAAAAGTTAATTAAATTCGTAAAAAATCTATTGACTACAAGATTTCTTTATGATACCCTATATACTTTAAGTAATATACCTTACAAGTATTTGTGTTATAAGTATTATATTATACTTTAAACAAAGATACTTAAAGTAACTGTGTTATTAGTATTCTTAAATACTTTAAACAAAGATACTTAAAGTAAGGTACTACAAGTGTACACCGCCACCCAGAATTATTGTTGAGTAGGCCAATGTTTTTCTTTGAAAGGCTTCACCTTTTTCTGAGATAATTTTATGTTGTATTGTACTATACAGCGGATACCCCCTAGACCCCTGTCCTACCCCTAGAACAAAACATAAACAGAACGGGGGTGTACCTGGAACAAAACGTGAACACAGCAAGAACGTGATCACAAATACAGATAGGTCAGTACTCTTGACGTATTAATTCGTGATCACAAACTAGTTTAATACTAAACGAATTTACCATAGATAGTTTAACGTTAAACTACTTTGTAAGGGAAATACTTAAAAGGTAAACACTCCTTACCTATCGAATTGAT